TTAGACAAAATGTTACAAATCTTACTGCGGATATGGTAACTTTTGCAGGTAATGGCAATGTAGGAATAGGTATAACATCACCTGCTACAAATTTACACGTAAACAGAGCAACAACATCAGCATTTCCTGTACTTAGATTAGAAACAACAGGAACAGGTGGCAGACCTTACATAGATTTCAAAGGAGAAGGTAGTGATTTAGGTTTTATTGGTTACGGTGCTACTGCAAGTGGTGCAATGTATATGTCAAATTACCTTAATTCTGATTTGTATTTTGGTACTAATTCTGCTACCAGAATGGCTATAAAATCAAGTGGTGATATTGGAATAGGCACTTCATCCCCTGCTTCAAAGTTACACGTTTATTCACCATCAGCATTTAATAGAATGCAAATAGAAAATACTGGTGATTTTCAGAATGGATTAAGAATAAATAGAACTGGTGGAAGCTATGCAACTGATTGGGAAATTTATACACCTTCAAATTCAACAGCATTAAATTTCTTTAATGGTGCTAATAGAATGACACTTCATTCAAACGGCAGAGTAGGTATTGGAACAGCAGTTGATGGAGGTTATAAATTGGATGTAATAGGTGATATAAGAGCAACAAGACTTGAGGCTTCTTCAACTACTGCTATGACATTAACAAATAATGGGAATCAAGATTTTCATTCAAGTGGTGCTTCTGCAAAAATTCGATTTATTGATTCGGGATATGCAAATGAAAATCTTACAATTGACCAAAGCGGGAACACTTATGTGAGAGGTAATTTAGGAATAGGTGTAAACGCTACACAAAAACTTGATGTAAATGGAAACATAAGAGCATCTATTGCAAGTGGTGGTGGTGCTTATTATTCTTCTACAACTGCGGTAGATGCAGCAGCGAGAAACTGGGTAATGAGAGGTAACTCGATTGTATATGGAGATTTTGATATTAGACAAAGTAACGCAGTTGGTGGTGACCCTATTGCAGCAGGAAATAGTAGATTTTATATTAATGCTTCGGGAAACGTTGGTATAGGAACAACATCACCATCTGAAAAATTAGAAATAGATGGAGGGAATTACACTAATTTAAAAGTATTATCTGGAACAGAATCAACATTATATTTATCAACAAAACCAATAGGTGGAGTTGCCTCACCAAACTTACTTTTATATAATTCGTTTGGTAATGTAGCATTAAGTTTGCAACCAACATCATCAACTCGAAATGATATTATATATTATGATAATACAGACAAAGAGACTTTTTTTCAAACTAATAGTTCAACAAAGTTAAGAATTAAATCTAACGGTAATGTATTAATAGGTGGTAGTACTGATGCAGGATATAAACTTGATGTAAATGGTACTCTACGAACGATAAATGATGCTTATTTAGCAACTACTAGTGGTAACGTAGGAATAGGGACAACAGCACCAAGTTATCAATTAGATGTTTCAAAAAGTACAGGTGGTGGATGGGTTTCATCACGAATTGTTAATACAAGCGATGGTGCAGCAAGTCTTATTTTGCAAAATGGAGTAACAGGTGGTGCAAAATCATGGACAATTAACACCGGTTCTGTTGCAAGCGGTGATTTTGATATTACACAAGGTGTAAACGGTTCGGGTACGAGTAGATTATATATTAATTCGAGTGGCAATATAGGAATTGGTACAACAACACCTGCTGCATCAGCAATTCTTGACATAACATCAACAACAAAAGGGGTTTTATTTCCTCGTATGACAACTACTGAAATTACCAATATAACATCTCCTGCTAACGGATTGACTGTTTATAATACGACACTGTCAACATTATGTTTTTATGATGGGTCAGCATCTGTTTGGAAAAGAGTTTCACATTCAAATATGTAATAATTTAATAAAAATAAAAAATGAAAAGCACAATTTTAACAATTTCAATCCTTTTTTCTGCATTATTTTCTAATGCACAGAGTTTCACTTTTAAGGTAACACCTTATACATTTCAAGACGGAACTCGCAAGTCAGTCACAATTGAAGGTATCAGAGCCAAGATTATCAGCAATGTAGACTGTAATCTGAGTGATAGCACTTTTTATCGCCAATTTTATATCGACTTTAAGACATCTACCGTAGAAAGTTACGGAGGTCTTAATACAGATACAGGCAAAATGGCGAGTGAATTATCAGTGAACATGAATATTCCTTTAAGCAATGCAAAGGCATTAATTACGGAGATTTGTAGAAAATTAGAATTTGGAACAATAGCCGAGAAGTATTCAGCAGCAGGACAATTAGCAGCAGGATACGGATACGTATTGAAACCATTGGCTGAACAACAATGACCATTTATCCCGAAATAAGGATACAGAAATCAGAAAAACTCGATTGGCAAGTAACAGAAGATTGCTTGTTAATCGAGTATAATGTTATAATAAAGAAAGGTTTTAAGACCGACTTAGTAAGCTCTACAAGACTATTTTGGTTTATAATCCCACCGCACGGACTTTCTTCAAACGCAGCAATAGTACATGACTATATTTGGAGAAACAGCATATTTAGTAGAAAACAATGTGATAAGATATTCTTAGAACTATTAATCAAATCTGTACCGAAATGGCAAGCATATATAATGTATGCAGTAGTTAGAGCATTAGGATGGATGAAAAATAACAAATTGTAAATTCTTTATGAAAAAGTTTATTCTATTATTATTGCCATTTTTATCTTTTGCACAAGACAAGCCTTATACGGTAGATACTACTGGTAAGGTTTTTGTAGTTTTTATGACTAACGATTCTACTGCACAAGTTTATCAAGGCAAACACACAACTTTTACCTCTGATGGTATCTTTGCAAAGGATTTAGCAAGTTTTAATTTAAAGTTTAAAGGATTCTCAAGGTTTATAATCAAAGGGAATGATGATGTACATGGAAATATTCCTCCTATAGCCCCAATTATTCCTATTGTACCGATAGACCCTATCGTTCCGATTGTTCCTATCGTTCCGATAGACCCTATAGTGCCTATTACACCTATCGTCCCGATAGACCCTCCAAAGGATTTATTCCCCAATGTAAATTACTCAAAGAATACATACTTCTTAGAACCTTTACAGTGGGATTACGTAAAGAATAATAAACCAAATGTATCAAATATGAATGGATATGATTTCGCCCCAATGGTAGCAAATCAAGAAAGTAAATATAAATACACAGAATGGGAACAATCTTACAGCCCAAATAAAGGAAGAGATGTATGGGAAGACAAAGGAACATATTTCTTAAAGCCCAAAGGATACTACACAAACCTATCAAGTAATTTGATGGATTTTGATTTAAGATTTCCAGACTTCTCTTTACCAAGAAATAAAATAGTAGTAATTCAGCCAACACCTTTACGAGAAAAAGACACATACAACTACCTTAACAAAGGAGTTTCTTATGTAAAGAATTTAGAAGGAAGTAAAGGATATGTTTTTGTATCTGACGGATGGCTAATAGATTTAGGTTGCCCTCCTGCTTATGGCGTATCACAAGAGATATTCGACAAGTGGTGCAATGATGTTGATTCAGACAAGTTACTTCAATCATTCATCTCAAATGTTTATTACCCAAATAGATACAATGGATACGTAATGCTTAATTGGGAACACGTAGGTCACAGATGGAATGTAAGAAAAGACAAAATAATCAGATGCTTAGAGTATTGGAAAAACAGCCCACACACAGCTAAAATGGCATTGTGGACAGTTTCAAGTGTATCAATGGGTAAACCAGTATTTCAAGGCTTCGGATTAGACTTCTCAGACATATTAACATTTAATGGCTCAATTGAGGAACTAAGAGAGAAGTATGGCACGTTTATGACAGTAGACGACTCTTATGCTAAATATGTAGAAATAGCACAGGTAGGCGGATACATGAACTATCCAATCGACGATGGAGTAATTCACCATTACTTATTTGAGCTACTTTTAAACAAGAAATACACACAAAAGCAAGTCTTATCCACATTTTGGTTTGACCAAGAGTTAATTGACAATTTTAATATTGGATGGGTTAGAGTAGATTCAAAAGACGGCAGTTATCTATCTCAAGTAAAGCCAAGAGTATTCCCAAGTGTAGCTTTCAATATGGGAGTATGGAGCTTATTAGGAGATGGAATTGATTTATGGAGTGACCCTAACTATTGGACAGATAAAAAAGAATATTGGGGATGGGGTTCTAAAGACTTAAATTGGAATGATTTGCCAAATAAGTTTGACGAATTTGGTTCTAAATATCCAAGCCAACCATTGAAGAATGTAGATTGGATAATGTCAGGAGTTTGGGCGATGAGTCAAAACAAAGACATTATTGAATACAATAGCGAATGGAAGTTTCAGAAGTTACCAACGCTCTCTTATCACACAAGAACGCCATTAATTGCCTACAAGGTTATGAATAACGAAGCCTTAGTGTTAGCTTATGATGGATTTTGTGAAGCAGATGCAAAGCAGGAATTAAGTGTAGAGATAAATGGGAAATCATACCCAATCAAAACAAACGGAAGATACACCTCAATAATTAGAATTAAATTATAATTAAATGAAAGAGTTTTTTGATGAAATAAGACCTCTCTTTGGTAGATTTACTCAAGCACAAGTAGATGGGATAAATATTATCTTAGAAACCTGTAAAGAGTTTGAACTAACAACATCAGAGACTGCCTATGTATTGGCAACAGCATACCATGAGACATGGAAGACTATGCAACCAATAGAAGAGGTTGGAAAAGGCAAGAAGTATGATTATGGATTAAGATTAAAGATGAGCCGTAAACCATACACAGACTCTACTCATATATTTTATGGGAGAGGCTTTGTTCAAGTTACTTGGTATGAGAATTATAAGAAACTCACCAAAGCAAATGACAAAGGATGGGACTTCTTCACGAACCCCGAACTTCTATTACAGTCAGAGCCGTCTGCTTGGGCAATGGTGTATGGAATGAAGCACGGAATCTTTACTGGCAAGAAGTTATCCACATTTATTCAAAAAAACGATTTTATTAACGCTAGAAGAGTTGTAAATGGACTTGACAAAGCAGAAGAAATTGCAGAATATGCAAAAAAATTTAAAAACGCATTATGATAAAGTTATTAAACCCACAAAGTATCATCACAGTACTAGCTTGTATTGGAGTATTTTTTATCACAAGAAGCATCGTTAAAATCTCATCTAAGAAAGAGATTAGCCGACTTGATAAAAAGATTAGTATCTTGCAGGAGCAAGCACAAAAGGACAGTTTGCAAATAGCAAATTGCAAATTAGAAGTATTCAACTTAAATCAAACAGTTGATGCTAGCAAGAATAACACTCAAGAGTTTCAATCAGTAATTGCTCAGCTAAAAAAAGAGCGAGATAACTATAAGACTGAATACTTTAAGTCGGAGCAGTACATAAAATGTATGGAAGAGAGTGGAAATATCAGGTACTTTGTAAAAGGATGTTTTTCATCTTGGTATGTTGAGCAAAAAGAAAAACCCATTAAAATTAAACCACTAAACTAATGGCGGACAAGTCTAAAATGAAATGTAACCAAGTTGTTACATCCGATAGGAAAGGCAAAAAGAAGATGGTAAAGGTTTGTACTGGAGGCAAAGAAAAGCTAATACATTTCGGAGCAGATGGGTATAAATCAAACTATTCTCCTAAAGCTCGTAAGAATTTTAGAGCTAGGCATAATTGTGCTACGGCAACAGACAAAACAACTGCAAGGTATTGGGCTTGTAAAGCACTTTGGTCGCCTAGCAGTCCTAAATATTTAAAAGGAAAATAATTCATGTTCAACCCAAAAGAATTAAATAGAGCATATTACGACATAGTAGAGTCTATCAAGACAAAACCATTTACGGTTTTATATGGCGGAAGAAATGCAGCGAAGTCTCACTCAGCCATGCAGTGGTTAGCAAAGACATTATGGAATGAAGCAGACTCAAATGCAGTTTGGTATCGAAAGGAACAATCTGTATTAAAGTCAAAGGCTTACGAACCAATGAAGAATATTATTGAGAAGAAAGGCTTGTCAAGTTACATGAATTTTACATTCCACAACTTAGCCAAAGAGATTAAATTCCCAAAAGGAAATACTCTCAAATATGACTTCTGTGATGATGGTGGAAAGTCTAAGGGATACTCAAACATAAGATATGTAATCATTGATGAGATTGACCAATTGACAATAAATGACTTTATGGGGATTGTAACCTCATTTAGAGCAGATGATAGGATTAGATTCATTATAATGTTTAACCCAGTATCTGACAAGCATTGGCTTAAAAAGGTATTCTTTGAGGAAAATGCAAAAGACATTGAAGTTTCTTTTAGAGACCTATCTAACAGATTCCACTATACAATCGAAGATAATAAGTTTGCGACAGAGATGGACTACCTGATGCTCGAAGCACTCAAAGGAGTTGATATAAATCAGTATGGAGTACAAAGACTAGGGAAGTGGGGAACAGTAAATGTTGACAATCCATTCTTAGACCGTTTCGTATTTAACATCCATGTAAAGAAAGACGTACCTTACTTTAAGGACTATCCAATTTATTTAGGACTTGACTTTGGAAAGTATGACAGTTGTGTGGTAGGTCAACATTTTGAAGATTATGAGATTGGAAGCGACGAAGCGTTGTACTCTTATTTCTCGCCAAACAAGCCCGCTAACACACGATTAAAGGACTACCGAAGCAGAGACCTTAGAGCCATCATTCAAGACGTTGTAGCCGAGTTTGGAAGCGATAATGACTATATAGTTTACGGAGATACTTCGGGAGGCTCAGACGAGTTTTCTAAATTCGCCGAGATAAGAAATTACTTAGAAGATTGTGGCGTAAATGGATATACTGGCGGAGGGATAAAGTTTCCTTACAGGATAAAATTAAGGCACAAAGGGAATAGAGCAATATCTAATTGGTGCTTTTATAGCTATGCCGACAACTATGTGATAGATGCAAAGTGTGAGATTCTCATCAATGACTTGCAACAAGTTAGAGTTGATGAGTTTGGAAACATTGATAAAAATGATTGTGTAAGACATAACATAGGTCATGTAATGGATGGGAGCAGATACCTTGATGTGCTTACAGACGGTGCAAATTTCATAAAAAACAACGGATATTACGCAAAAGACATACTTGGGAAGGATACTGGACTGATAAGTTAAAATATTTTTCTACAAAGGACTTGACACATAAAGATACTTTGACTATATTTGTATTCACTTAAAAAGATATCAAATATGGAAGCGATTGAGTACAATGGATTTAAGTTTTATTACAGTGGAAAATATTATAGAGGAACTGTTGTAATTGAAGGGAAAAAGAGGGAGATTTTACTTCATAGATATGTATATATGTGTGAAGTAGGAGAGATACCCGAAAAGCATCACATACATCACAGAGATGGAAACAAGTTAAATAACGACATATCTAACTTAGAGTGTTTAACAATGACCGAACATTTTAGATTTCACGCAAGAACTAAAGAGTATCAAGACAGGTTACGTGCTATTCAACCATTAGCCATTGAAGCAGCGAAAGAATGGCACAGGTCAGAAGAAGGAAGCAAATGGCATTCAGAACACGCAAAGAAAGTATTCGCAAACAAACCTTTTAGGAAAATAACTTGTGGCTTTTGTAACAAAGAGTATGAAACGAATGCCATAGTATCTAAATTCTGCTCTAATAATTGTAAGTCAGCTAATAGAAGAAAGATATCAAAAGAGACAGGCTTAGATATGGAGGATAGAAAGTGTAAGACTTGCGACAACGTATTCAACATCAATAAGTATTCATCGAGAGCATTATGTAGAGATTGTTTTAATTACGGTTGTAACACAAAATACAAAAAAGACTTGTCATTAGAAAATATTTAGACTACATTTGCATTTATTTAAAAAGGATAAAGACACTATTGGGGTTCATATCAAGAATATTTATGAAGATGGAGAACTTGATATAAAAACAACTACCGATAAATATTCGGTAGTTCAAAAAGAAGGCAATAGAAATGTAAGCAGAGTTATTGACCATTATAACCTTGATGTAATAATTTCAGTAGGTTATAGAGTAAATTCTCACGTTGGAGATAAACCAACTTTGCAAGCTCTTCTTTCCGAGTGTCGCCCGAAAAATTGAGTTCAAAGATATAAAAAACATAGTATAAACCGAGAAGTTTTTGCGAAAAAAGCCTGTGAAAACCGCTCTGATTTCCTGTCGCAAGTGCCGTTAAGAACAAAGAACCAAAAAATAGCGAAGTTTTCGAGAGTCCACGCTTGAAAACTTCGCTCTAATCAAATGTCGCAAATGCCTGTGAGCTAAACTTGCATTTTAAAAGTAAAACAATTATCTTTATTCTACTTTTAAAATGCAAATAAAATGTCAGAAAAGCAAAAAGTTATAAATTGGAAAATAAAGATTAAAGGATTTAACAATGACGAGCCATTTATTTCAAATTTCAGACCTATAAATGGAGATGTGATTAAGTTACCGAATGAGAAAAGAAGGCGTAAAGTTGTTTGTGCTTTTTTTGATTTTGAAAATGAAATAATAAATATTGGCTAACAACTCAATTCTAAACCCCCCGAATTCGAGGGAATTAAAATGAAGCAGGTTCTAATAATTTCACAATGTCTGTAAAAAAATGGATTGCACAAACCAATGGTATTTCTCTAAAATCAAGAAGTGGTAGGTATGGAAGTGGCACTTTGAGCTTCGCATTTGTCACGTCGCAAGTAAAATATCTTTAACAAGTTTATAGAGTATATAACTATTTTCTTTTTTTGGTTTACCACCTTCTGACATACTCTCACCCCTAAACCGATAAGAGCCACCCTGTTTGAAATCTTAGCGGACTTAAAATTCTTCCACCTTAGATGTTTGGGCAAATGTATAGTTATTAAGTAGTATTAATAGTAGTAATATTAATTTATTCATTATTATTTTATAGTTTGCTTTTATTAATATTTTTAGTTATATTTATGGTATTATTAATCTTAATACAGTGTTAATTATGAGTTTATTTAGTATTGAAAACATAGGAGCAAGACACACTAAAAACTTCAAAGATAAAAAGGTTTTTAAGTTTTTATGGTTTGAAGTTTTTAGTATAGTATCAAAGGAGGTTCATTCTTAATTCGCAAGAACAAGTGCGTTTTTATCTATGAATCTGTTCTCTAATTGCTGAGTTTGCTCGTTCCAAAACGCACACTCGCATTCATCAACCATAACGTCAATTACTGTCATTTTTGGACTTCCTGATGCAACCATTACAATGTCTTTAACTTTAAAGTCTTGATTTTCCATTGTGGAAACTATTTAAAAGGTTGAAACTGATGCAAATAACTACAAAGACCCAAAGAACATTACAATCAACTAAGTTTAATATAAAATTATCACGAAAACTAAACTAACAATAAAATGAAGAAAGAACAAGTAAACCACCCAACTCACTATGGAGGAGAAGGTAATCAATACGAAGCCATCAAGGTTATTGAGGCTTGGGAATTAGATTTCTGCTTAGGAAATGCCGTAAAGTACATTTCAAGAGCAGGAAAGAAAGAGGATATGATTCAAGACCTTAAAAAAGCAAAATGGTATATAGAGCGAAAGATTTATCAATTTGAGCCTACGAAGGAAAGAGAAACGGTTTCTTTTGATAGTTTGATTGAGCAATTGGATAAGGTGATTGAAGTTTGCAAACAAAAGGAGTTTCATTATTTTGATAAAGGATTTCATAATTTAGAAAATTATGAAAACGCTCAAAAAATAGCATATATGAACATTAAAGAGCTTCTTTTAAATAGTTGATAACCTAAATTTAATCTTAATAGAAAAACGAGATGAAAGCTCAAAAGTATATCAAAGTGCTATGAAGAAATTAGCTAATATTGAAAACGAAGTAGAGAAGTAATTATCTATTTTTTTCTCTTCCAACGACCAGCATTATGATGGTTTTTGGAGTGATTTTAGAGTTAATTTATTATGGATGAGATATTGAATAAGTCATTGATTGCTTTAACAAATGTAGTCAAAAATATAGACAAAAGTGTACTTGATGACATTATTAAAAGGATTGATAGCTTAGAAGAAAATAGCTATCCTATCATCCCATTGAGTAAGTATTTTGAAGAAGTTAATAATCAATTTAGATTTTATTACGACTTAAAAAACCATGAATGCCAAAGAACAAAATAAAGGCAGCGTAGAATTAACATCTGATGACTTCGCTGATGTCCCGTCGGAAGGAACTTTAAAACAATCATTTAACAATCTGGA